ACATGCACTGCGGGAAGCCTGCGGCAACCAGCCGCAAGACCCGGATGTCCCCCCATGACCATGAGGTCACCCGCTACCTTATGAGGTAGCGACCCAGCGGCGTTTTAGTGCAACTGCGCCGCGCAGTACAGAATGCTCAAACGAGCGATTAAGGACTAGATCAAGGATTTCTCCTTGACGAACCCATTCAGGTTCAACATGGGATGTAAGCCCACGATCTAGACCTTGGAAAGCTTTAGTTAGAGCCCCATATCCCGTCAGCACGTCAGTGCGACGGACCGGCTTGGGAACCATCGTTTTTACTTCAAAACGATGCAGAAATTTGTTCCATCTTCCGATGGAACGTACATTTCTGCCCAAATACGAGATATGGCCAATTCCCTCAGTATTCTCAGGCAAGTAAGGTAGAGACCCTACAAGTCTTTCACACTTATTTCGCATGAATTGGGTTGTCCTCCACATTCCCTTTTTGTAAAAGAGATTTGCGGTGGCAATCCATGAGATAATACTTGAGGCTTGGTGTTTGCCCTCAGGAGGCGGACAACGGACATAGACAGGAGTTACGTCTATGCCGGCGAACGCTTCAACCCCACATGACTCTCGAAACTTTCCAGTAACGAAAGTCTTATTGAGGTTTACCTTACAATTGTATTTTTGTAGGTAATCGAGGACAATACCCGCATATGCGGACGGAACGACGATATCGTCACCGTACACATACACACTTCGAGTAACGCGATAAGCGTTCCTCTGTGTGTAGGAAAGGCCTAAGTGATCCAATAAAGCGACTACACATATAGTGTAGAAATACATCGCTTCAATCGGAAAACAGAGAGCACTACCCATGGACGCGAACTTCCTAAGAGGGCCAACAAGTTGGCCATTAGGGAGCAAAGCGTTAGCCGAACGACATGCTTCGATAGAATCAAATAAATCCTGATTCGCACGAAACATCGCTAATGCCAGATCTCGTGGAACACGATCACTGGCATCGGAAAGATCGATCGTTGCAAATCGACCTGTACGCGAGGCTCTCATCGCGAGCTTTTGGTTAATAGACTGGTCACGAAAATTAACATGGCCAGCCGATAACCAATACGATTCGATCTTGGTATAT